CTACTAGATGATGTATTACAGGTGAGCTTGCCCCAGTTCACACCTTCTGGGGGTGATGAAGTCTCAACGGCTCGTGTGGCGTTTGCTACCGTCCAATCGTTGAAAACCGTTCCCGTAGTGAATTCAAACCCAGGGTCATCCAAATGGTTCTCAAGAGTCTCACTATCACCATCTACTAACGGCTGACATTGCAGTGTGATACGAGCGTTTTGTAACCGTGTGTGAGCCGTGAGCATGATGCTCTGGACTCCATCACCAGGATAAAAGGTTCCCCTCATGAGATTGAAATAAACGTAATTCGTAGCTCCAGTCCAACGGTATTTTAACTGCACCCGACTCCCTAGCCCTTGAGCCTCAAACTCCCTTGCTTTCCGCAGGATGGACTCAATCGACTTCACACGAGTTGCGAGATTGTCGGCAGACGAGCCGATCAGTTGGAAATTGATCGAAACCGTCCGATCCATGAAACTGTGATTAGTCATCATCAGCCCATCGCTGGACAAATTATTACCAGCCATTGAGACGTTCTGAGTAGGTGGTGGAGCAATAAAGCCACCAGGATTCAACTTCGTATTTGTACCGTCATTCAAATCAACGGTCGTCGTCCCATCGGTTAGTTGTAGGATTAACGCCATAATGCTCGCCTCTTATCCTTACCTAACTGCCAATGACAGCTTCTTCCATCATTAGATTATCGCCTTGTACGGATGCCAATTGGTGACCGTCAAGATTGATGTTAATCGTGAAGTTTTTTAACTCTGGGTCTATTCTATTGAGTGCGTCACGTTGTGCGAGTCTATTTTTCCTAAGTGCTAGACCAAGTTCGTCCGCTCTTTCCTCGTCAGGATTCATAGATAGTTGCCATCTCATGCCACGTTCTGCATTGTACAGTTCATTTAATTTATTCATCTGACCTGATGCAGGTATGACATTTGGGTCGGTTATATCAAAAGTGGGTTGCATAGGTGCCATCTTCCCCGTAAGCGTATCTGTGTATTTGGAAAGAGCAACATCCATAATTTGAAAACTCTTTTCAACATCGACCGCTGTCTCCGTCGCAATTTCGCCCAAGCCTCGCAATTGTTCTTTCATCTCATCAAACGTTAATTTCCATTGTGGAGATTCACGGTTAACCTGCTGCATCATACGCAATAAGTCATTACCGCCTTCCCGTGTACTAGCTAAATCATGTAACTCCACAGTTCTCACGTGTTCCAATTGTTTGATGCCAAGACGCTCCATCAAAGAAGTCATCCGTACATCTTCCATTACACCCAAATCCCCAAATCCAAGGCCACCACCGCCAAGGTTTTGGTGCATGGTTCTTGTTAATTTACTGGCAGCGTCAGCCACCCGATTTTGACTTAATTCAAGACCAATTGCTAAACCTTCTCCGATTTCCATACCATGATCACGCATCAAGGTGGACGGTGAGCGTATGCCAAAGAACGAGGTAATGGGATCAAGAACAGCTTTTCCAACCGTCATCCCAGCCTCTCTAACCCTTGTAATTGGGTTGAGTAAGCCTTCAATCAAACCATCCACCATATCTTCGCCAAGGGATTTCATCTTATCCGTAATCACTTCGAAGGTGGCTTTGATGCCATCCCATATGGTTTTCCAATTATCTTTCAGGAACAGGATTGCCTTGATTAAAGGCCCACCTGGGAGAATCCATCCCCACTTGGAGGTAAAAGCGTTGGAGATGAACTCAACAATCGCATCCCAGTTCTTCCAGATCACGATACCGGCTGCTATAGCAGCTGCGATCCCGATAATGGCTAGGGTGATCGGCCCCATTGAAGCGGATAAGAGAGTAAAACCAGCGGACAACGCTGGCAGCATACCGATAAGAATTAGAATCGGGCCAGCAATGCCAGCGATGGCAACCGCTGCGCCACCAACCACGGCTGCTATGGTGACGAACTTCGGGTCTAGGTCGCCCAACCATTTGAAGAGTTTCTCAATGTGAGGCAGTAACTTCTCAAGGGCAGCCATCAATTTCTCCCCAATAGGCGCAGCTGCTAGCTGGACGTTTGTCTTCAGCAAACCCATCCGATCCGTAAGGGTGCGAGTGGCTTCAGCATTATCTATAACGGCCCCTTGGCTACCTTTCAAGGACTCTGTCATAGTATCAAGGTTAAAAGCACCTTCTCTAACTGCAACTAGGAGTCTTTGTGCGCCCTCTGCGCCGAATGCTTCTGTGGCGATATTGAGCGCTTCGGTGTCAGTGACAGCATTCTGCATTTCTTTAATTACGTCGTCTAACCCACCCCGTAGGTCTTCCACGCCTTCGGCTGCTAGTCTCCGCATAAAGGCATTGATTCCAGGCATGACCCTGGATACTTCGATACCGACATTATCTAACTGCCCAAATAGGGCTGTAGTTTCAGTCAGTGAAAAACCAAGGTTCTTCATAACAGGGCCATAGCTCTGCAAGGCAACTGATAACTTGCCGATTGGCACGCCTGTTTTCTGTGATGCTACGAATAATTGATCCATAATACTGGAAGCCTCAGAGCCAGATATGCCGAATGCATTCATCGCTCCCGTGGTGGTTTTAATTAGGCTAGCCGTATCAACGCCTAACGCTTTACCAGCTTCCAATGCGACAACGACCGTTTTCTCTAATTCTGTTCCAGTCAGGCCAAGCCGTGTATTAAGATCACCAATGGCATTAGCAGCATTATCAAAGTCAACTGGCACAGTTGCGACCACAGTCTTAAAAATGCCTTCAAGGTCTGCCAACTGCTTCCCAGTAGCCCCAGTACCAGACTGAATCACAGCCATTGCCTCATCGACCTTATTTGCAGCTGCGATAAAGGCAGCACCAAGACCAACACCTGCAACGGCGAATCCTGTCAATGCTGCACCGGCCATTTTTAGTTTCGGGGCCATAGTCTGAAGCTTGCCAGACATACCACTCAAGCTCTGTTCAGCCTGTTTCGTATCGGCAGAGACTAATATACGAACTTCATTAGCCATTGTTCACCTTCTTACGCATATATGCCCTCTACCTAACCGTGATCGGTGTATCTACCAACGAATCCGTAGACGTTCTATATTTGACCGTCGAGTTGATAACATAATCAGCGGTGTCAATTCCATCCCCATCACCGAACCTGGACGTAGCGTCTTGGGAAATGCTTCCTGCCTTAATGTAGTCGATGTCCCAGCCACCGACGCTACACTTCACATTATCAAAACTCAGCTTGCTGATATCTGCATCCCCAAGGAACTCGATGATAATACGGTCAACTACGCTGTCTTCAGCCTTGAAACTACCAGACCCTCTAGTGCTAAGAACAGTGATGTCGGAAATCGTACTGGTCAGCGTTGCAGAATTGGTGTGGCCGTCAACCGACCCTGCCAAGGTCAGCACACCCGTCTCGACGTTAGCCATGTCGAAACTGGGCGCACTTACGTTGTTTATGACGAATTCATCAATGAACAGGAATCCAGTGGTGTTGCTACTATCCCTGGCTATGGTGACACAGGCAGTCAGCCCCGTCTTCCCAAGGTCAAGGTTCGTAAAGCTCAACTCACTAATCCTCGCCCCAGCTGCCAGTATAACCTGCAGTGTTTGGCTAGCGTCAGTAGGCGTTTCTTCCTCTGGAGGTAGCGGTAGTCCGACCTCACTGGGAAGGGCGTACGCTGCCCCAGGTTCAGGCCACATAGGAATATTATTCGTTGTCTTTTCAATAACCATGAACATAGCTGCAGCGAATGCGATACCCACAAGAGCAAGTGACCCGAATACAGCTTTCGTGCCACCAAGTCTTAAGGCGAACTTTGGCACGTATCTATTCAGATTAAAACTGGACTTAACTTGCACAGCCGAATTCATTCGTAGAGCAGGCAATCGGAACCCTGGACGACGAAGACTAGGCATTGATATTCTTAGCTTACGCATTCTTGTCCTTCCCTCCTGTCCCTTTCTGGTCTGCATACCTCTGCATGATAGCCCCTAACGCTGCGCTAACAGGGTTCGAGAACACGGCGAACGCCACTAGTATGAGGTCTAAATGAGGGGCTACTGCCGACGGATTGGATGTAGTTTTCCAAACTATAATCACTCCAAGAACTACGAATGCGAAGACCATGGGAGTCACCATGACTAATGTGATGAAGTCGATGCCACTTAACGTCGTTACTGTTCGGAGTCGCAACCCAGCCATCTCTTCCTTGGCCTGGAGTAGCTCCTCCCTCAGTAACTCGATCTCCGTCTTTTCGGGCCTGTTTACCTCGTCTGGCATGACTCATTACTCATCTCGTGTCGGCCCCGAATCGCTTTGTAGTACGTCTTTACTCAGGGCGATAATGCCAGCTATACAACCGACGCTGATCTCTACAAATCCTTCTCGAATACTCACTAGGGCGATAACTCCAAGAAGCAAAAGAGCGACCATAATCTGTGGTCTAATCTTTCCAAAGAACCTCATCGTTTCTCCTTATCTCCTGCCTGGATCAGCGTATGCATTTGATACATTAAATAGGCCGGTTCAGCCAGGATGGTTGACGGTGGGCTGCCATACCGTTGGGCCAAGGTGTCAATGAACTCAGCTGTTGCCAATTCTGGTGGCTTAGTAATGACCTCCCCTGTATTAACATCTAC